GACCGTTGCTAGATATGCGGATGAGTTCTTTGATGTTATTATGACCGAAGCAAATCTTCAGCGTGTACAGGCAAGTGTCAATGCTTTGGACCCGCGCTCAGTTAGATTTGCACGTTGGTTGGGATTTGAGAATGAGGGGCTAATGCGTAAGTACGGTCCTGATGGAACAGATTATTATAGAATGGCGAGAGTGGCGTAATGGACATAGCAACCGCAGCAGTAGTAGGCAGTTCTGTCCTTAGCTTCAAAGGCAATATGCAGGCCGCAAAGTCTGCACGGCAAGTTGGCGAGTACAACGCTCAAGTTGCAGAAAATGAGCGTGTGCTTTTGCTTCAGCGTAAGGCGGCAGAAGAAGCAGCTATTCGGCGCAATTCTGAGCGACTGATATCTACGCAGCGTGTGGCAACTGCTGCATCTGGGGTGCAAATGTCTGGCAGTCCAATGCAGGCTTTGGCTGACGCTTACTTTAACACAGAGTTAGATGCCTTAAGAATACAGTATGCTGGTGAGGTCGAAGAAGTTGGAAAGATTTCTGAAGCCGCAATGTCCAGAGCAACAGGCAGGGCTAGGTCAAAGGCGCTGCAAACTCAAGCGTACCAATCACTTCTTACAGGCGGCGAAAAGGCCGCAACGCTACTGGGGTAAAACATGCCTAAGATTCCACTTTACAATCAAGGAGCAGGACCATCATTACAGATGGCTGCTGGCACATTAGGGCCACGCGCCCAGTCTGGGGCATTTGAAGCTCCGGGGCGTGCTTTGGCTGGGTTTGCTGATGCGGCTGGCCAAGTTGCATTTAACTTTGGCATGGCTGAAAGAAAGCGTGAGGACAGAACCATTGTTGCTGAAGAAGAATTAGCGGCAAAAGATTATTTTGGCACGAAGCTTTTGGAAGACCAAAGCATATCAAAAGAAGAAGCGGAAAGTAACTTTAAGCAACATCGTGACACATTCCTGCAAGGTATTGAAAGCAAAGGATACTCTGAGAGAAGAAAGCAGCTTGTACTTAGCGCTGTAAATAATGTTTATGCTCAGAGAGGTTTGGACGCAAAGATAAATGCCTTTAACAGGGGTACAAGAAAAGCGACTGAAACAGATGAAATGTTGCTTGATTCAAACTTGGAGATTTTGAGAACTTATCCAGTAGATTCACCTCAGTATCAAAAAGCAGCTAGTGACAATGCAAATATATTTAGTGTTGCAAGCGGTGAAAACAGGAAGCTCAAATACACACCCGAAGCTTATGATTTGCGTGTAAAGATTGACCGCGCAAATTTGGCTTTTGCCAATGCAGAGACACCGGCCCAAGCTGATGCGGCTTATGAAGCTTTGAGACAGGACGCGTCTATTCCTCCATCAAAACTACTAGAAGCTAAAAACTTAAGAAACAGCGTAAAGAAAAGATTGGGTGATGAGCTTTTTGACTCCACGCTTGAGATGATTACTGAGACAGATTTATCTTCGTCAGAAGCTTTGCAAATATCAAATGGCTTTGATGCTGGTGAAGACTTCACTGTCACAAGAGAAAACGGCGAGGAAATATCTTTTTCAGTGAAGAATATGCCTATATCCAAACGCAGGCAGATGTCAAAGATTGTTAGTAGCATTGGAGATGAGTACAAAAACCAAATCAGAGCAGGAATTGTGTCTGATGTGGATGATGCTTTTGAAGCCGAAGGCTTGGATGGCGCATTGGCTATTGCGACAGTCGCAGTAAATGATGCGGAAGACAAAGAAGAAGCTGATGCAGCTATACTTGGTTCTGCGAGAAACTTTGATGCAAAAGCACAAATTGCTTACGCTGAAGGAGACTTCGAAGGGGCACTAGCTTTTTCTGAAGTTGCTGAAAACTTAATAAATACGAGCTTTATGAGCAGGCCGTCACTTTCTGAAAATGCTGGCACAGTCGGTGTAGCATCTAATACAATCTTAAAGTCTGTTGCAAAGACTCGTGTCGATATTCAGGAAAAAAGACAAGAGGAAGCTTTCATTAGTTATGGGGTAAAACTGGCACAAGACGGTCTTCTCGACAATCATGCTGGCACTTACACAAAACCACAAGAAACAGAAATAATGAACAGGGCTATGTTCGGCAAGAGTTTGCCTGAACAAATTGCTCTTGTTAGCAGTAACAATGTAGTTTTTGAGCCATTCAAAGGAACTATGATTGGTGCAGCTAAAGAGGCGTTAAGTGCAACGCCTGACTTGACGGTGGTTTCTGAAGGTCTTGAGCTATACAGACAGGTTAAAACAAGAGCCAGGGGCGCAATAGACCGGCATACAGATGATGAAACACGGGCATTTTTTGACTCGGTTCTTTCTTTGGAAGATGTTGGTGTTGATACACAAGATGCAATTAACAGGGTTAGCAGAGCTTTCCAGACAGGCGTTGATGTTAATGCCAAGTACTCTACTGTTAAAGCCGGTGTAGATTCGATTTTAGACAATCAAATTACAAGTGTGTTTGGCATAACCTTGTCAGGTGAGCGTGTTGATAACCGGGTTATGGTGCATCAGAGATTGGAAGATTTATCAAAAGTATATATCCGCATGGGTACGATGTCAGCGGAAGAGGCTGTCGCAGCGGCTGTCGAGGCTATAAACGACAGTCACATAAACCTCAGAGGTCAGTTAATACCACGCCGTAAAAATTTTCCGTTTTACCCAAATGATGAAAATCTACGCAGAATGGTTGATTTAGCTGCTGAAGATTTTATGACAAAATACAGCGCTGACTCCGCTGTGCTTGACGAAGACGATAATGTGGCCTTGATACCGGCTCCAAACCGTGTTGACCAATGGCAAATAACAATCAATGGTGTGCCTGCCACGACAGGCATAGACTCAATCTATAGCATTTCTGATTTGCAAGGCTTGATGGCGGCTGACAGAAAAACGGTAGTTGATGAAATTATACAAGACAACCTGCAAAAACGTGGCCTTACGGAAGAGCAACAACTGTCTAAACAAGCACAAGACCTGAATAAACAAGCCAATGCTTTAACTGGCGCTGCTATTTCTAAGATAAGGCAAGAGCAGGGCGAAGCCGCCGCACAAGCTGCTATAGGTGAACGTCAAAGGCTTTTGGACGAAGCAGAGGATATAAGAAGGCTTTTGCAAGAAAGTAAAAGGTTGAAGCGTGGCGATTAAACCTGAAGATATCGAAGTCCAGAGACCAATAAGCCTTCTTGAAGAGCGCAGGGCTGCGCAAATCTATGAAGAAGAGCGTAAAAAGGTTACGTTTGGACAAGCTATAGATGCTGCTTTTTCCGAAGAAAACACTATGTCGTGGGTCTTTAACGGAGTTGAGGACTTTGAGCCAGACGAGGACTTTGACCTGACGCCAGACCTCGTAGAAGAGCTTACTGAGGGGATACCAGAAGACAGGCATGATTTTATTTCAGATGCTGTTAGTTTGCCCCACGCAAGAAAGCTTCGTGAAAGAGCATTAGATTCAATCAAGAATCAAGAAACTTTAGCAAAGTACGGATGGGGAGGCGTTGGCTTACAAGTTGCAGCGGCAACTTTGGATTTGCCTGCTATTGCCGCAACTGTTGCGACAGAGGGCGTTGCGGCTCCCGTGATTTGGGGAGCAAAGGCAACGAGAATAGGACGGGCTTTCCGGGCGGCAACAGGCAGTGCAGCTTCAGCCGCAGCAATAGAAAGTTATCTGGTCTCTCAAAACTCTATGAAAGACCCATATGATATATTGTATGCTGCTGGCGGTGGCTTTTTGTTAGGTGGGGCTGCTGGAAGCATCTTTGGCAAAACCTCAGCCGATAGATACAAAGAGGCATTGTTCAAAATCCAACGGGATGTAAATCAAGCCCAAACAGCAGACATTAATCAGGCTATGATTGACCGTGGAATTGACACTGGCGTTGGGGCGATGGAAAACCCAATATCTCGCCCAAGTCAAGACCTTGATATTAGACGCGGCGCTCAAGAAAGAATTGATGAAGCTGACGCTGAGCCAATGGCAGACTTTGGCATAGTTAGATTTGATATGGTGGGGCAACTAAAAAACTCAAGCATAGGCATAACTAGAAAATTTGCAGGAATGTTGGGCGAAGATGCAGTAAATCCCGGCCAAATTACAGCAGATTTGATGAAAACTGTTGGCACAAAGAGAGTAACAAATTCGTTCTACAAGTCTTATGACCCTAACTATGAAAGATGGGCAAAAGATAGCGGGATTGGTCTGGTTGGTAGAAAACTAGAAAAAAGACGCAATGAATTTGGACAACTTGTGTCTGACGAAATTGAGTCTCCCGGCTCAACCACGAACCCTCACGTTATTGCGGCAGCGGATGATGTTAGAGCAATTTTTAAGAACATGCTTAATGACGCAAAAGCTGCCGGAGTAAAGGGTTATGATAGCATCCCGGAAAATCCTACATACTTTTCGCATCTTTGGGACGGCCATAGGTTCTTAAAAGCACAAAGAGAGTTTGGTGGCCCTGAGATTATTAGCTTGCTTAAAAACTCTTTGCTCAACGCAAACCCAGAAATGACTGATGATATTGCTCAGTCCATTGCGAATGGAATGGCAAAGAAAATCGTTAAGCGCGAAGTCGGCATAGACTCTGGTTTGGCAAGAATCTTTAGCACATCCAACAAGGAAGCGTTGCGCGATATCCTTGCAGAGGAGCTAGACACGCTTAGTGTGGATGAGATTGACCGTATAGTCGGACAATTAGATTTTGAGCGTGAAGGCTTGCCAGCAAGAGCAAGGCGAAGGCTTAACTTTGACTTGAGCGCTTCTTTGGAAAAGAACGGCAGGATACTACACATCAAAGACTTGATGGAGCGCGATACTGAGGCCGTAGTCAATTCCTATGTGAACCAAATTCAAGGCAGAATTGCTTTGGCCAAAAAGGGCATTTTCTCAGATGGTGACTTTGAAGCAATAAAGAAAGACATTAGAGCCGAAGGTATGCAGATTGGCAAAAGTGACCAAGCAGAAAAAGATATAGAAAAGCTAGATGTTTTGTATGCTCTAATATCAGGTCGCCCGTCACCTTTAATTGGAGACCCGACAAGCAACCTTAACCGAATCACCAGATTGCTGATGGATTACAACTTCATCAGAGTGATGAACCAAGTTGGGTTCGCGCAAATTTCAGAGCTTGGCAATGCTGTTTCTATTGATGGCACGATGGCACTTGTCCGTGTTATGCCCGATTGGAGGAATATGATAAAGCGTGCCGCTAATGGTGATTTAGAAGACGCTGTAGCCCGTGATTTAGAGGCGTTTGTTGCACCCGGCGTTGACAGAAACATACAGCAATCAATGAACCGTTATAGTGTTGAGGATTTGTACAGCCTTGGTAAGGGTGATTTCATTGACCGCGCTATCAACACAATGAACATTGGCAAGCGAATGACCGCAGACCTTTCTGGTCTTGCTCCTATAACCGTGTTGTTGGAAAGAAGCGCTGCAAAGATTGCTGTTCAGTCTTTGGTAGATTTGGCGTCTGGGTTAAAGAAGACCAGAATGAAAAAGCTAGGCAACACCACGCTTGAGCAAGACATTAAGACCCGGCTTGCCAATCTTGGCTTGGATGAAGAAATGTGGCCGCGTGTGGTTACTATGATTCAACAAAATGCTGTCACTAACCCATCTATGTTTTCTCGTAGCCGCAAGGTAAGAGCTATCAACATGGATGCTTGGGATGATGAAGAGGCTCGTGATGCCTTTAGTTATGCGATTGCACGCTGGACAAGACAAAGTATCCAGCAAAATGATATCGGAAATCTAAACATTCATATGACTAGCACAATGGGAAAGATATTAACGCAGTTTAGAGCCTTTACACTTGTGTCGCACTCCAAGCAATTCCTGCACAACATCAAGCGGAATGACTTTGCCGCATATCAAGCGATGATATGGTCTACATTCTATGGTGGTTCTGCCTATGTACTGCAAACACATGTAAATGCTTTGGGTAGAGATGATAAAGAAAAGTTTCTGCAAGAGCGACTTTCTGTTGAAGAGATAGGAAAAGCTGCATTTATGCGGAGTAGTTGGGCTGCGCTTTTGCCGGGCGCTTTTGACACTCTTATGTGGGCTACTGGTCAAGAGCCAGCATTTGCTTACAAGCGTTCTACCGGATTGGCCACTAGCTTTATTGCTGGAAATCCTGTCTTTGATTTGTTGGATACAACAGGTAAAGTTATACAAGGCGGTTCGCGGTCACTTTTGAACCCAGAGTATCAGTGGTCACGCGGTCAACAAAGAGCCTTGAACTCCTTGTTACCATTCCAAAACGCCATTGGAATAAAGAATGTGCTTAACACGATGGTAGAAGGACTTCCAGAACAAGCTCGCGTTACAGAGCAGTAGCAGGCTTTATATGCAGCGCGAAATCATTTATAAAGGCTCTAAGGAGTAAGACATGACAGTAAGCAGCACCACCACGCGGAACAGCTACACAGGCGATGGCACTACCACCGTCTTTGCGTACACATTCAAGATTTTCGATGATGATGACATCACGGTAATCCTGCGCACCACCGCGACTGGCACAGAGACAGTGCAGACAAAGA